ACACCCGTCCAGAGCAGGCTCGACCTACACAGTAATTGGATTTGACCCTGCAGTTTCTGGTCGCTCTGCTTTCGTAGCAGTAACTTACAACCGCGACGATGGTCAGATATATGTGCTAGACTGCGTTAACATGGCAGACCCAACACCTCAAAAAGAGAACGCTCTTATTCGTGAGTGGGTTGAGAAGTACCATCCTCAAGAGTTCCGTGTGGAAATTAACGCACACCAGAAGTACTACGCTATGGATACGGACTTACGTAACTATCTAGCAACTTATGGTTGTCAACTAAACTCACACTTTACAGGCAAGAACAAGTGGGACACATCTTTCGGTGTAGCATCTATGGCTAGCCTTTTTGGTAGCATCAGCAATGAACGCTACCAGAACAACGGTATCATCGAACTACCAAGCAATGAAGGCTCAGAAGGACTTAAGTCTTTGGTGCAGCAATTAATTACTTGGAAGCCAGATACTAAGAACCCCACTGACTGCGTGATGGCTTTATGGTTTGCTATCATTCGTGTACGTGAACTAATGCAACAGTCTTCTGCGGTGGGTCAATACCAAACCAACCGCTGGGCTACCAGAAGTCAGAAGCAACAACGCATGTCATTGAACTTAGACGAAGCATTCGCTGAGCAATGGCAAGATACTTATAGTTAGGACAACAATGGCATTATCAATTGAACAAGTTGCGGCGCGGGTCGAGAACCTTCGCTTTCGCAACGCAGAACGTGACGGTCGTAACCTTGACGTTCTTGCAGTTCGTAAAGGCCAGATTTCATCTGTCTACCCTGACTTCTTCCCAGACGGAGTGGACGCTAACGTAGTTGCCAACTTTATTGACATTGTCGCACGCGACTTGTCAGAAGTCATGGCTCCGCTTCCTGCGGTTAACTGCTCAGCGGCTAACTCTGTTTCAGATAGAGCACGTGGTTTTGCTGACCGACGCACACGTATCGCATCAAACTACTTTTCACATTCAGACCTTTCGGTACAAATGTATCAAGGTGCTGACTGGTATATCACTTACGGTTTCCTCCCATTCTTTATTGAATTGGATGAGGAAGCAAAGTTGCCGCGCATCCGCCTAGAAAACCCACTGGGTGCTTACCCAGAATTCGACCGCTACGGACGCTGCATTGCCTTTGCAAAACGCTACATGACTTCTCTAGCAGAGTTAGTTTCATTGTTCCCAGAGTACGAATACTCCTTGTTAGGTGGCTACGGCTACAAGCAGGATTTGAATACTCAAGTTGAAATGATTCGTTACTTTGACAAAGACCAATCAATCATTTACATCCCTACAAAGGATAATCTAGTTCTTTCACAGGCTAAGAATCCATTGGGTAAGATGATGGTTGTAGTAGCCCGTAAGCCATCTATTGATGATGAACTTCGTGGACAGTTTGACGACATCCTTGGAATTCAATTGCTGCGTAACCGCTTTGCGTTACTTGCGATGGAAGCAGCAGAAAAGTCAGTGCAGGCACCTATTGTACTTCCACAAGATGTACAGGAATTGCAACTGGGTGGAGATGCGGTTATCCGTACTTCCAACCCAGCAGGTGTACGTCGCGTAGAACTTAACATTCCACCAGGCGCATTCACAGAGCAAGGTTTGCTTAACCAAGAACTTCGCGTGGGTGCTCGTTATCCTGAATCACGTACTGGTAACATTAGCGCATCAGTTGTTACAGGACAAGGTGTGCAGGCTCTTATGGGAGCCTTTGATACACAGGTTAAGTCTGCTCAAGCAATCTTTGCATCTGCGCTACGCGATGTAATTCAAATCTGTTTCCAGGTTGATGAAAGAATTTTCCCATCAGAGAAGACAATTCGTGGTGTAGATTCAGGTTCACCTTATGAAATTACATACTCACCTAAGAAAGACATTAAGGGTGATTACTCAGCAGATGTTCGCTATGGTATGTTGGCTGGTCTTAACCCAGCACAGGGACTTATCTTCATGCTACAAGCACTTGGTGGTGGATTAATCTCCAAGGATATGGCTATGCGTGAACTTCCATTTACAGTTAACGTATCTCAAGAACAAGAAAAGATTGAAATTGAAAAGATGCGCGATGCTTTACTTGGAGCGCTTACAGCATACACACAAGCAATTCCACAATTGGCTACAACTGGTGGAGACCCAAGCGAAGTGGTACGAAAGATTGCCGATGTTATTAAGGCACGCCAAAAGGGACAGGCACTTGAAGATGCAATCGAAGAAACATTTGCTCCAGAGCAACAAGTTCCTCCTGCTGGGGTTCCATCGGTTGAGCAACCGTCCCCTGTTCCCCCTGGTTCTCCAGTAGGAGGCTCTCCAGAAGGCGCACCTATGCCGCCAGAAGGAATGCCAATGCCAGGAGGAGCACCACAAGCACCACCAAGTATTCAAAGTTTACTCTCTGGTCTATCTGGCGGAGGAACACCAACAGCATCGGTACGGACAGTAACGCGTAGATAATCTAAGTAGGGGACAATGACAACTCTAGTAGCAATTCAAGGTGATGGTTGGTCCGTAATGGGCTGCGATTCTCGCCTTAGCGATGAACACGGTCGCTTTCAAATTGCTAAGACTCCTAAGATTGTTGAAAACAATAGTATCTTAATTGGTGGTTGTGGTTCATCACGTGCAAGTAATGTTTTACATTACGGATACGTACAACCTAAGCCAACTCTTAAAGAAGATTTAAGTGCTTACATGACGCAAAAGTTTATCCCAGCAATGCGTAAAAACTTTATTGATGCTGGTATAGATATGAAAGAGGACGGCGATGTTGCGCAAATCGATGGAGGATTCATTATCTCCGTTAAAGGGCAAGTCTTTTCAGTCTCTGAGGACTACTCTTGGGACACTGATGTTCGTAACGTATATGTTATGGGTAGCGGTGGTGATGTTGCCCTCGGTGCATTGGCAGCGTTGGGTGTGGAAAAAGTAAATACTATTAAAGAAGCAGAGCGAATGATTCGTAAAGCAATTTCTATTGCAATTCAATACGACAACATGTGCTCACAACCAATTCATATTTTTACACAACATGGTAATAAGGAGAAATAATGGCTGTAGAAAATCGTGGAGGTATGCGTCCAAACGCACCACAGAATAATCCTGCCAATATCAATCCACTAGGTGGTAATGGGCAAAGTGGAAGCGGAACACAGGCTGCTACTTATATTCCTGGTATGGGATACGGACAAGGTAAGGCTTTAATGCAGCAGCAAGAAGGCGCAAAGTTGGCTGGACCTACACCTACACCAAAGGCTGCGACACCAACTGTAGCATCGGCTACACCTTTAACAGAAGCGCGTCCTTTAACTGCACCATCTGATTTTCCAGATGAAAATATTACAACTGGCGCTATGATTGGTAACACACCAGGGCCAGAAACTCTTATGATGCCAAAGGCAGAGCCAGTAATTAATGACCCTGATTTGAATTTAGTACGTGAGTATTTTCCAGTTATTGAACTATGGGCGCAACAGATTGATACTTCACAGGGTACTAAGGATTATGTAAATTACCTTAGGACCATTCTATGAATTTATGGGAATACATTGGTAATCTTCAAAAGGACATTGGAAACGATGTTAAAACAACTGCAGTCCCAGCAACCAATGGTCGTATTCCTTTTGGTGTAACTCTAGATACATCAAAAGCAATACCACCAAAAACTGGAACTCGCGTTGTACAGACACGTTTTGCACCAACACGTGCAATTACAAATCAAGATATTGAAAATCGTCGCATTGACGTGCTTAAGGGTATGTCTGCTGTCTCTGGTTTTATTGGAGCAGGTATTGATAAGGTTATTCCAGAGTCAGTACAGAAGAAGATTTCGAAAACAGCGGAAACGCCATTAAAATTATTAACTGCTGGTCAAAGAAACGTACGCGCTAACTATGCTTTTGTTAGAGCACTTGGTGATGACGAAACAGCAAAGGGAATGATTGCTGGATTAAACCTAATTGCAGGTGGAATTACTGGAGCAATCGCTGGCGCTAGCGTTGGTGGACTTGCTGGTTTGCCTTTTGGTGGTGTAGGAGCACTTCCTGGAGCCGCAGTAGGAGCGCTTGCAGGTTTTCGTATTGGTATGGGTACTTTAGGTGCAGTACAACGCGACATTGCAAAGTCAGGAACCGTTGGTGCGGATTCAAAGCAGGCAGCAATCTATGCTGAGTCAGGCGTAGGTCAAGAGCACTATAACTTTGGTCAAGATACTACAGTTCAACTAGCGCGTATTACAGGATTCAAGTCTCTTGGTGATACAAGCATGGGTATTGGTATTATTAGCAAGGGTCTTCTTAACCTTGCTGGAGAAATTGCAACTGACCCAGTCTTAGCAGGTGCAAGTTTTGGTGGTAAGGTTGTCGGTACCACAATTAAAGGTGGATTAGTTCCTAAAAGCCAAGGCCTTGCTGCTGACCTTCTTGGTCGCGCAACTGGCATAAAGGGCATGGAGTTAGCCGATAGAGAAGAAGTTAACTTTGAAGAACTTAAAAAAGCAGGACGTGGAGAACCATCAAAGTATTCTACACTATTTCAGTTCTTGGACAATGACCCTGCAACAATCAGTAACCATCCACTTTTAAAAAACAATGACATGGGTCCGACTGCCGCTGCTATACTTAGCAAGAAGCCAGACCTAGTAAAGTCTCTTGTTCTTCGTATTGGTATGGGCGACCAGGATGCTATTGACGAACTTTTAGATAATCCAGACTACGCAGACACCGCGATGGAATTAAATCGCTATGAATCTGGCATTGCTGCTCTTGAGCGAGATGGAATGATGTGGTTCCGTCACGATAACAAGATGATGATGCTCGGTAAAAAGTACGCCGATGGCGACGAAGCCAATATGATTAAAGCAGAATATGCTGCACTGTCTGCAAAAGATGATTTTCTTAGAAAAGCAATAGACCTTCAAGACTGGCTTAAGACAGATAAGACTGTATCCCCATTTGCATGGGTTGAACGTCAACGTGCTGACAGGGCTATTCGTGCAACCGCAGTTAGCCTATCTGGAGAAAAGTTAGGGTTAAACCCAACTAAATGGCGCGAACGCGACATGTCTAACTCTGAACTTATTCATGGAGTCCGCCAGGAAACTGGAACGGGCAAGTTAATAACATCTTTGTACAAGAACAGTGCTTTTGGAACACCAATGCAGATTGTATCTCGCGCACTAGATGATGCTCCACATGCCACAATTAAGTTTGATGAAGGTATTCAGGCTGCTACACGTATTCGTACAAGCCTACGTGACTCTGTTCGCTACTCAGTTCTTGACGAAAAAGAAGCATTAAGAATATACAACGATTTTACTACTGCCACAAATGAAGGCATGAAGTATGATTTAGTTGAAAAATATACAGAAGCAGTAATTAGAAATGCTGCTATTGCTTACGGTCATCACGAATCTGTTGCAGAACTAGCAATTAAAACATACTTAAAGAATACTCGGGAAACCAAAGCAGAAGCAACTTTGGCAAAGAGTGAAAACCGCGCCTATATGGTTGGCAAAGATGGAACAGGTATTGAAGACCCACAGTTGATTACTCAACTTGCAAATGGTGCTTACCTACCAGATGTCCCAACAATTGTTAATGCTTTTAAAGAATTTCGTAAAGATGTTCCTGCTTCTATTAAGAATGCACAACTTACTGCATACGGTGCAAAAACAGCATTGGATGAACTCCAAGCAGTATGGCGCAGTGGAACTTTAGCACGTGGTGGATTCCCAGTTAATATTCTTCGTGATGCTAACTTCCGTGCATGGGCAGATGCTTCAATGTTTTCTTTGTATGTCCAATTGACTTCAAGCACTTTAGAGGCTATTACAAATGGTCTTAATAGCACTAAGAAAATTTCTGCTTTAGAAAAGGACATGATTAGTCCTAAGCGAACTCTAAAGAAAATTCGTACTACTATCGATGAAAATGTTAGAGCCTTAAATATTATAGAAGGAGACTTGGAAGCAGAAGGTTTCTACAAGAAGCCTAAAAAGGGTGCTCCTCCAGTTGAATTTCCACCTTCTGTTGCTCGTCTAGTTAAGTACCGTGATGAAATTGCAGCAACAACATCAGAGTTGCGTCGTCAAGAAGCAGCAATCCTTTCTAATGTACCAACCAAGGTAATTCAGAAAGATAAAATATTTACACCTGGTTGGAACTTTCCAGCCTCTTTATCTGGACAACGTGGCGACCTTAGTCGTCAGGTTTTAGAAGGAAAAGAAAGCATGCGTGGCGCAGTAGCGTCTCTACGTGAACTTCGCATGGATGCAGTCCGTCGCAATAGTTATGGCTTAAGAGTCATACAAGCAGTAGACAATGAACCAGCCCACTTATCAGCATGGACTGACATGCTTAATAACCATATTGCAAATGACCCTCTTGCGGTCAAAATTATGGAAGGCAATATGAGTAAGGTAGAGTTAATGAACTGGCTGCAAGAAGGTGCGCAGCGCAAGTACATTACTCGTTTTGGTTTAACAACTGTCGAAGAAGGTAAACCGCCACGCCCATTGCGTCGTGACGATGCTGAATACATTTATGAGCGCGTTAACTATGCCGTAGAAAGCATTGCATCTAATGCGGAAGTAAAGCAACTAGTTCTTGGTGGTAAGTTAACACCTACTGAACTTGTTAGACTATACCCAAATGTTGCAGAACGCCCACCAGTTGCTGGTGATGTTACTACTGCTGCTTTAGGTACAAGTGGCATCATACAAGGATTAAATAATTTACAGAAGAATGTTGTAACCTATTTGGCTACTACACCAACCGCTAAACTTAACTATAACCATTACTTTGCCTCTAAGTACTATGAAAAACTAGAAAGTCTAGTACTTGTTGCCAACGAACGCGGTATCCTTCCTAGTGCAGAAAATAAAGACCGCTACGAAAAGATTGCTCGTTCATATGCAATTAATGAATACCGTAGCAAAATTAACGCGTTCTCAAAGGACATGAACTTTGCTGGACTAATGAACTATGTTATAGCCTTCTTCCCTGCGGTTATAGAGCAGTTTAGAGCATACGGTCGTATCATGGTAGATAACCCAGAGTTTCCAATTCGCCTTGCTTATGCAGCGCAGATTCCAGAATACATTGGTAACGTGCAAGAAGATGCTTACGGCAACAAGTACATTGAGTACACAATGCCACGTACAGGATTAAAAGCACGTTTTGGAGTCAGTTGGTTCAACCCAATTAACCCAACTTCTGGTTCACTTCTATCTGCTGGACCATTAGTAACAACAGTTGCTAACTTGGCTGCTAAGCGCATAGACTTTGCTGACACTAAATTAGGTGAGTTTTTAATTCCATTTGGTGTATCAACAAATGATGCATCTGCTTATACTCCAAACACTTGGAGAAAATCAAAGGACATGTTTGATGCCTTTTTAGGCAACGGAGCACAGTTAAATAAAGATAAAGATATGATTGCAAAACAATATCTTTATGATTTCTTTGTAGATAAAGACCGTCAGCCTAATCCAACTGAATTTGAAAACATCATGAGCAAGGCAGAGGATGATGCACTCGCTCTATCTGTCGTGCGTTGGGTTTCATCATTTACGATGCCACAACAGCCTAAGATGCGTACTGCAATATCTTATTATGAAGATAGATTTAATGAAGCAATCAAGGCTGACCCAGACAATGGAGCAGAAGATTTCTTTAAGAATAATCCTGATTACTTCATGTTTGCAGCAAAACTAACCAACTCTGTATCTGGAGTAAACTCAGACAAAACAGCAGTTGAGTTATTAAAGCGCAATAACTTTGCAACAAGACAAATGGTTGTCAATGTAACAGATTTAACTGCACTAGGTGCCGTCTTTAATGATGACGACTATGCATTTTCTAGTTCAGCAGATGCTTATCTTCGCACTCAGAAGATTCCTGGTCTAGATGCTAAGTACAAGTCTAGCGAAACCTCACTTGAAAATATGAGGTCTGTAATTGTTAACCAGGGTTGGAATGATTGGTTCAAGTTAATTCAGGTAGTTTCAACAGAAATGAAGAAGCCACCTTACAACCTAGACCCAGCACGCGGTTACGGTGCAGAAGTTCTACAACAATATAAGGATTCTTTTATTGAACAACAAAAGACTAAGAATCCTATGTGGTATGATATCAAGGAAAACAGCAAGGGCGGTGGAGACACTGGTCAATTGGCTAGCGTTATCAAAGCCGTCACTATTGCTGCTAATACACCTGAAATGTGGAAAGACCTATCTCAGCAACCACGTTGGTCTGCTATTGTTGAATACATGAACTTCCGCTATGAAATTAACGATGAATTAAAGCAAAGAAAACTTAATTACGGAACTAAGGCAGCAATTGATATACAGAATAAAGTAACAGTTAAGGTATGGGAATTGCGTAATAAAGATGTTAAGTTCGGTCAGTTCTATGACAGATACTTTGACGGAGATGATTTTAGTTTTGTATTCGATTATGAACCACCGAAAAGGAGTAAGTAATGGCAGACAAGACGCTCCAGGAGTGGCGAAAATATTATAAAAAGAATTTCCCAACTTGGCCAGATGAAGAAGTCGAAGTGCGTGCTAAGTTTTCATTTCAAGCGCAGGAATGGGAAAACGCTGGAAGTCCTAGCGGAAACCCGTTGGACCCAAAGACTTGGAATAAGACTGGAACGACTGGAACATCTAGTGGCAACCCTGTTGTCGGTCGTAAGCCTGCACCTAAACCTGCTTCTGCACCATTAGGTACTGGAACAGTTCTTGCTCCAACAAGCGCTGCTGGCGTACCTAGCGGCCTGTCTGGAGCAATTAATACAGGCTTAGGCAATGTCGGAGTTGAACCCGTTGAAGGCAAAGAAGTTGATACGATTAACTTTGTAACCGAATTGACTAATGCCGAAGTAAAGCAAATTATTCCATACCTTAAGAAGTTTGGTGCAACAAAAACTAATCTTTCTACATATTCAAATGCTAAAGATTTTTTACAGACGAATTTTCCTACACTTGTTGAAAATGCTAAGGGAAGCGTAAAAAACCTAATTCAGTTATTTAAAGATGAATCAACTGGTTACGGTACTGGTGGCGAAGATACAATAAAGTCTAGTGGTGTAACTCAGTATGTTACCGAAAAGTCACCAGCATTACTAAAGCAAAATGTCGACAAGTTTCTTTTGGAAACTATTGGTAGCACCAATATTAAAGAAGAGTCTCGCAATGCAATAATGAACGAGATTGAAAAGTTGATTAAAGAAGGCACAACTACAACTACCAAAAGAGATAAGTCTGGTAAAGATACAGTTGTCCAAACGGCTGGGTATAGTGATGAGCGTGCAGGTGCTGTTGTAGAGCGCATTGCTAAAGAACTAGAGCCAGAAAAATATCAACAGCAAAGAGAACTAACTTTTTTTGACTTTATGCAACAGGCAGAGCAAATGCGAGGTGGCCGCTAATGGCTGATACACCACAACAGATTCAGTATGATAAAGACCTTGCAAAACTAAATTCTACTCCAAAGAGTAGTGTGGGTGCGGCTGTTTGGGATGCACTTAAAAAAGATTTTGATGCTAAATATCCTAAGGGTCGACCAGGTTCAAGTCCTGACATGTCTGGTCTAACAACAAGCCTTGGATTTGTTCTTTCTCGAGCACTTCTTGATGACCCTACATATGGTAAGGGTCCCAGAGGACTACAAGTAGTTTATGACCTATGGGCTGCAGGGGACCAAACCGCAGCACTTAATGCATACTTTCAGTCTGACTACTACCTAAAACTAGGTAAGACTGCTGCTTCGCGTTTTGCACTAAGTTTGAATCAACCAGAAGTATACGCTGCTGATGAGGCTGCTTATATGTCAACTCAAAAGAGTCGTCTGTTTAAACTAGGTGTTCGAGTTGACGATGCAGAACTTACTAATTTATTAAAGAAAGCATACTCGGGTAATCTTACTGATGCTCAATTAGATTCATCTATTGCATTAACAAATAGTTTTGGTGGAAAGTTTGGCGGAACTATCCTTGACCAAATGCAGACTCTTAAGAGTACTGCTCGCTCCTATGGCCTATCATACACTGAGGCTAAATATAATCAGTGGGGTGCTGACCTATTTGCAAATCGTATTACAGACTCAGAAATTGAAGAACTAATTAAGACTGAATCGGCAAGTAAGTATCCAGCATTTGCAGACCAAATTATGAAGGGCGTAACCGTTGATGCATTAGCATCTGCTTACAAGTCATCTATGGCTACCCTTCTTGAGATTGATGCAGATTCTATTGGTTACGATGACCCAACTCTTAATAAGGCTCTACAGTACATTGGTCCAGATGGTAAGCCAACAAGTAAGCCATTGTGGGAGTTTGAGTCAGACTTGCGTTCTGATGCACGTTGGCAGTTTACGAACAATGCTAGAGACTCAATTGACTCTATGCAGTATAAGGTTATGAAGGATTGGGGATTGATGTAATGGCTGAAAAACTTACACCTGCTCAAATCTCAGGCATGAGATATGCTGCACAAGCGGCAGCACAATACAACGTACCCGCTCCTAAGCCACCTACTCCTAAAGCATCAACCCCTACTCCTGCTCAAGTTTCAGGTATGAGATACGCTGCTCAAGCAGAAGCGCAGTATAATACGGACTTAGCAACCGCACAAGCCGCAGCAAACGCACAAGCAGCAGCAGATGCACAGGCTGCAGCAAATGCAGCGGCCGCAGCAGATGCAGCGGCTGCACAAGCAGCAGCAGATGCCGCAGCACAAGCCGCAGCAGATGCGGCTGCACAGGCAGCAGCAGATGCGGCCGCACAAGCGGCGCGTGATGCAGCAGCAGCGGAAGCGGCTATATTAGCAGCAAAAAATGCAGCAGATTTACAAGCAGCATTAGCAGCAAAAGCAGCAGCAGAATTAGCCGCTGCCCAAGCAGCAGCAGCACTAGCAGCGGCAAACTCAGGAAACAACGCATCTTTCAAAGCATTGCAAGACCAAATTACTGCTCTAACAAGACAACTTTCAACAAATACTGCAGCAGATAAAGCAGCAGCGGAAGCCGCTAAATACAATGAGCGCATGAGTGTTTATGCAACAATGGCGGACCGATTTAACAAGTATGGACTTACTGGACTAGCAAGCAAGATTAAAGAACTTGCTATTGCTGGAGCGACAGAAGCAACAATTACATTGCAACTGATGGATACACCAGAATACCAGCAACGATTTGCAGCGAATGCTGACCGAGTCAAAAAGGGTCTAGCAGCACTTACACCTGCAGAATATGTTAACGTTGAGGATTCCTACCGTCAAGTACTACGTGCTTATGGATTAAAGCAGTTTGATAATGATGCATACGTGAAGCAGTTTATTGCTAACGATGTTTCACCAACAGAACTTTCTAATCGTGTTGTTACAGCAGTACAGCGTGTGCAAAACGCAGACCCTGCTATTACTGCACAACTCAAGCAATACTACGGTATTGGAGCACCTGATATGGTTGCTTACGTACTTGACCCAGAACAGCAGTTCCAAAAGATTGAGCGTCAGATTGCAGCATCAGAAATTGGTGTTGCTGCTGCTCGTCAAGGACTTACCGCTGGTGTATCAGTTGCAGAACAACTTGCAGCGCAAGGTGTATCTCAAGCAGAAGCACAAAAGGGTTACGCAACTATTGCAAACATTCTTCCAACTGCAGAAAAACTATCCGATATCTATGGTACAACTTTAGAAGGATATGGACAAGCAGAAGGCGAACAGGAAGTATTTAACCAACTTGCATCAGCACAGCGCAAGCGTGAAAGACTTACTGCACGTGAACTAGCAGCCTTTAGTGGCTCTAGTGGCGTAAACAAAACAAGTCTTACTGTACCTACAGTAGGACAATACTAGAATCCTGAACGGACCTATCGGCCCCGTCAGAGTAATAGACCGAGAGTAGGAGCCAGCCAGTTTCCCCGAACTGAACTGAGGCCTGCGAACTAACAACGAATAGAAGGGTGGGTTGCTATGAGCAACAACTACTGGGATGAAGAAGACGATGACCTCGATACCGACAATGAGGCGCAAATGGACGGCAGTGACTTACTTAAAAAGTTACGCAAAGCCAAGCGTGCTGATGAAAAGCGTATTAAGGAACTCACTGAGCAACTTGAGGGATTTTCCAAGGCGCAGCGTGAGGCAACCGTTAAGAATATCCTAGAACAAAAGGGTGTAAACCAGAAGGCAGCGCGTCTAGTCCTCAAAGACTTAGACGGTGATTTCTCAGAAGAAGCAGTTACAAACTGGCTCGACGAGAACGCTGACTTGTTTGGCATTGAAGTCTCTCAGAGACCAGATAGTCAAAATCTCGCTACACTACGTCAGCAAGATGTAATGACACAAAATGCCGTTACACCAGACCGAGCACAGGACATCGAGCAACGCATGAACAATGCAAGTTCAATGGAAGAACTCATGGCTCTAATGCAAGGTCAACAATAATATCCGTTCATAGTCAAGGAGACTAATTAAAAATGGCAAACGCATATACCGATACCGCGAGCACCTCGCTCGGCGGTACAGTTGGCGGCGCTGGTCTCGTACAGAAGGCATATGACCGCCTTCTCGAGTTCGCTCTCCGTTCAGAACCACTAATTCGTTCTGTAGCAGATAAGCGCCCAGCAAAGCAAGCAATCCCAGGTTCAACTGTAGTTCTACAGAAGTACGTTGACCTAGATACAAAGACATCAACACTAACAGAGACAGTTGACCCAGATGCAGTAGCATTGTCAACACCAACATCTGTTACAGTGACACTTAACGAGTACGGTAACGCTGTACTTGTAACACGTGCGTTGGAACTAT